TTTATATAAACAGTGAAAGGAGGATGCACAAAGTACATCCTCCTCAGGAGACAGCCGGAGTGGCGCCCGGCTACGCTTCGATAATTAACTTACCGAACCGTTCAAAAAATTCTTTAAAGTTTGACAACTTCCTGTGATCGAATGGTAGTCCGTAACTCTTAAGTGCCATCCTTGCACCAAATATAGTCATCTCAGTATTGAAGTTGTCCATCATAAACTGGATAAAGTTTCCTGCTTTTACATGCCACTCATCCATTTTCTTTTCCTTCTGTGCAGTTTCGCAGGACTCTTTAAGTTCGTAACACATACCGGTTGTCAATGCATACTGTCCGGAAGTTTCAATGTTAGCACCTGACTTAACCTTGCCATCCAAAATGTCTTGTGGAAGTGGCAAGTGAGCTTTTTGGTTTCTGTGAGTTTGAAACTTAGTTGCAACCCCTTCTCCAACACAACCGGATACCATGTCCATTTCGAGTGTCCTGTCGCTCTCTTCGGCGTTTTCAGTATCACTGTCATACATGAGTTCACTTACAAAAGACCAACTACGTGGAGTTGGAAATGCTTTAGTATCAGCCGCCGGATTAAAATCATACAAGTCCTTCTTTTGGAACTGCAAATACCCAATAACGTCTGGGTGAATTTGGTTTTCTACTGCCCAGTCAAACCAGCAAGTAAAGTCAACCTTAATTTCCAAGTGGATGAAACGGTTTGCCAACGGCTTTGGCATTCGGTAAGTAACCCCTTTATCAGTTTCGCGGTTCCCTGCCGCAATTAAAAGTACATTGTCTGGTAACTTGTAGGATCCAATTTTTCTGTCCAAAATCAACTGGTAAGCCGCCGCCTGTACACTCGGAGCCGCTCCGTTAACTTCATCTAAAAATACTATTGCGGTGGACTTAGGATCGGTTGGAAGTTCTGCTGGTGGTGCCCATTCCATTTTGCCAGTTTTGGCATTGTAAAAAGGCATACCTTTAATATCGGTAGGTTCCCAAAGTGGTAAGCGAATGTCTACAACATCTCGTTTTAAAAGTGCCCCTAGCATTCTAACTAAATCGGATTTGCCAATTCCTGGTGCACCCCAAAGCATGAGTGGACGTTTAATTCTAAACGCCTTCTTAGCAATTTGCTCTGCTTGCTTCAGTGTTACTGTCCTTGTGTCTATTGCTACTGCCATTTTGTCTCCTTAGTTAAAATTAATGCCACTTAATTAACTTAATATAATAATTATACGCTCTTGACTCCAAAAGGTCAACCTCTTTTTGCATTAAATTCTCTATCCCAACGATCCCAATGCTTATGATTGTTGTCTAAAACTCGATTAGTTCGGATAATGTATGCCATGTTCTTATCCATCATTCTGTCACTTATTGGGGATTTTTCAAGCCCTTGCAGAAGCATAGTTTCTTCAACTTTTTCTGCTTTTCTTGTTTGTGCTTTTACGTATTGTATAAAAGTTAAATCCGCCATCTTGTCTCCTTGAAAAGTTAACTTATTAACTTAATTTACAACTATTATACTATCTGCTTATAAAAAGGTCAACCGGTAAATATAGAAAATTAGGATATTATGGCAGAAATTTTATTAAATAAATGGACTTTAGCAACTGTACGGGTAATCTATCATATACCTGATTACATACATATTCTTAACGAATTTGCATGGCAAACAGAAGACGAGATACCCGATTATCCCAGAATTCAAAGGTTTTTAAATTATTGGGATAAACATATCGACGGACCGATTAAAGATGTTTACATATATGACCACGACGCATTGCGAGGTACTGTTAGACATGTTGATCGTAGGTTTAAGTTAAACTAAATTTTAGCATTACACCATGCATTTATATCTCCATCATATAGTTTGAGATCAAATACATCGGTAGCACCAAACATTGTTATTTCACGCCGTGTTAAGTAATACGGCCAATATAAATTTCTATCTAATAAAATTAGATTCTTACCTTTAACTTCATTTTTGATTTTTATTGTTGACGAGTCGTAGAGTCTTTTACAGACTTTATAGCCATAAGGGGTTAGGCGCAAACCCGAGCCATTTGGCCTATAATTGTCGAATATAAGTCGAGGTTTGGGGGGTTCGATATGGTCCTCTAGGACACGAATGTCTTCGAGGACTTTAATCTGAATTTGATGAGGCTCAACTTTGTTGTGAGCATGGGCAGTCGCATTTGCAATCATCTTTATGTGGACCGCCTACAGTACACTCACATATGTCGCACTTACATTCTGGGCAACATTTTTCCATATTTTATTTCCCGTTAATAACGTCTGCTTCTTGCAGGGCTTGTGCTTCATTAATTTCTGGATCGTCTTTCTCTTTAAACCAATAATCGGTTGTTTTCGCTAAGACCGCTACATAAGCACCTAACAAAATATTCAATAAGTCTCGTGCTTCTTGTGGTAATGTAGCGAAAAACAATAATCCAACTAATCCTAAAAAGGTTAAAACGATTATCATTGATAGCGAGTATCTAGCAAACCAGTTCCGACTTCGTCTGCTTTCTAAATTATCATGTTTTTTTGTACTATCCACCATTTCTTCTGCCATAATATTTTTTCTATTATTGTTATAATATCATTATTTATTAATTAAATCGCCCCAAGTTGGTTGATCCTTGGTGGGTTCGACTACTTCTGGGTCTGCTTCTACTTCTTCCAACGGCGGTGCTTTTTCAACTTTCATTGGAATTTCAATGTTGTTACTTTTATTATCTGATGTTGTTGCATTATCGCCTCCAAGGTTGATATATGCTTTCTTTACTTCGTCGCCCATTGAACCATTTAGTATACATTTCTTACTAAGTTCTGCTATATAAACATCAGATGTACCTTCAAGGGTAAATTTTGAATAATCTTCTTGGCATGGGTAATCTGTTCGTATAGCATCGGTTACACATGAACAATGGTTCATTCCTAAGAATGGTTGTATAGGTGCTCCCCAAGAGGTTATGCTTTGTTTATTCATGGCTTTAAAACATTCATTCACCATAAATGTTACTGGACCTGAACTCCAATTCAGGGGATACTGACATTTTTTATCCTTACCATCAGCAAGGATTGGCACCATTAAGAAACATAATAGTGCCGTAATCCATCTAGCGACTTTTACCTGGAGGTTGTAACTTTCCTTGTTTGTCATATAATTCGCCTGCTCGTATTTCCAATTTTCTCAACGTAACTTTAACATTTTTGTTAAGTTTATCTCTTATTATTAAGAGATTTATTGTTTCGCCTACCTTCTTTTTTCGTACAACGTTTGTTAAATCTTCTTGACGGTTGACTGCATTTCCATCTACACCTATTATTATATCAAAGTATTGGAGACCTTCTGGCATTTCGCCTAAAGGTGCAATCAGACATCCAAAAATATTTGGAATAGTAATATTAGCCTCTTTAACTTCGGGCATCTCTTTTACTGTATCTAAATTTAATGGATTTAGATTAACTAATCGAACGCCAATGTATGCTCGTACAAATTCTTTACCTTCTTTAATAACATCAACAATTTCTTTTGCATCATCTTTACGTATCGACAATGCCATGCCTATATTTGTTTTAGGTTGTATTGGCGACGGATTAATTATCATCGCATTAACACCAATAACCTTCCCTGCTGTATTAACTAAAGGTCCTCCTGAGTTACCATGATTTATTGCTACATCGGTTTGAAGTAATCGAACATAAGGTGATCTTATAATTCTTTCTGTATTACTTACAATACCTTTTGATACAGACCAAACCATGCCAAATGGATGACCTACTGCAAATACATCCATACCATCCCATAATTCTTCTTCGGACCATTCTAAGTAAGGTAATGGTTTTTTACGTTTTGGTATGTGTATTACTGCTAAATCCGATAATGGATCTTTACCAATAATTTCAACTTTATAAATATTCCAATCGTCTTTGTCATAAAATGCAAGTTTTAATTCATCTGCATTATGTATGCAATGATAATTGGTTACTATATGTCTTTTTTCATTAATAACAAATCCACTACACATACCAGATCCTTCTGGATTGCGTACAGAAAGGTTATTATTGCTCTTCATTAGTATAAAGACGGTAGCCGCCTTTACACGGTCTACTATTTCTTTATTGAGACCTGCCCATGCGATTGAAGCAACACAGAGGGCAAGTGCCACTGTGGTTAGTTTTTTCACTCATATCTCCTACTCGTGTCCTCGATTAAGGTACCGAACATGTTCGTTAACTTGTTCGCCACATCGTGTTAGACTGTACTTTCCGCAGAATTTCATAAAGTGAATTCCAACCATGGGAACCTTTTTTGGTTCAACCTCGTTGATACATCCTTCCAATGCTTCTCTTATGTTTTTGGGTTGGTTGGTCAAGTCTATCAATTGTTTGTTTTCTAAATAAGCGTCTATTACTTTACGCTCGTTATTGTCATGGTCAACCCAACGTTGTAACATTAAGTTATTCCATGCAAATCCTTTGCTATTTCTATCGTCAAAAGCCTCTAATAGCCCAATTTGTTTTTTCGTACTCTTTGTACGTACACCTGGGTAGGCTGATTTAACATTATCAGATGAATCGCCTCTCATACATTTTTCGAATAATAACCATTCAGGATCAGGTGTATCTTTAAGTTTATTTCCTTTATCATCAAAATAACCTTCCAATTTAATAAGGTTATTTGTTATACCGTTGTATATTTCAACATTAGGATTAATTAATTGTAAATAATCACTATCACTGCTTACGATAACATGTTTTTTATCTGGAAACTTTTGTGCCCAAGCCGCAATTAAATCGTCTGCTTCCATTTCGGGATGGTGCAATACAGTACAATTTGATTTACTTTTAAAAAATTCTAATGTATCGTCCAATGCATCAAAAAGCATCTGTACTTCTCGTAATTCTTTAGTTGATGCTTGTGCTTGTAATTCTTTGCGGTTTGCTTTATATATTGGATATACTGTTTTACGCCAACTTCGTCCTTCCGACGCAATAATAACATGTCCGCCAAACTTCTTGCTGACATAATTTATACTGGAAAATAGAATATGTAAACACATACCTATTTTTGTTTCAACATCTGGTCCTCTTGACACATGTTTTGCTCTATGAAACATGTTATGTAAATCTACAAGAATGTAATCAGTCATATTATTATCCGTTTGCATAAATTGATCGACAAAGTTCTGTTAACCATTCATCAATTATTTCCTCGTCATTACCTTCGAACCCATGTTCTTTAAGGTATCTAACAAAGTCATTATTCCAATCTAATTCAATAAAACCTTTACTTGGGTCATCCGGGTTAAGATTTAAATCTATAACTTTAACCCACGGTTCACCTTTTTTATCCGCCTGTAATTTTTCTTTTGCTAAATCAGCATCCATTATTGGAGCCGGCAAAACTTTAGGCTTATCCTTTTTCTTTTTAAAAATATCTTTAAGTCCCATTGTCTACGTTCCCCATGCATTGCCAAAAAGCCCTACATGTAGTCGAGGACTGAACTTAAAGCCATTTGCTAAACTTACATCAGCAACCTGTCGTTCAGTCAGGTTTAATGTTTCTTGTGTACCCCCTACTGGCATAAGATATACTGGAGTACTACTTGGTAGTTTATATTCGTTAAGTGCTTTTTTAACATCATATAAACATTGTTCGTCTTGGACAACGAATTTAAAAAACAATTCGCTATTCTTAACCTTTCCATACATATTTACCACATCTGGTCTAATGGCTTTATCCCAAGGTTCACCGCTAATGCTTAGTTTTGCTGAACAGGCAAATGTTGTATAGAAGTTAGAGTTTTCAAGAAATTCTATAAATTGAGGTCTTAATTTTTGAGTTCCGTTTGTTTCAAACGTAATATGTTTTAAATCTTTTAACTTTTCATCACTGAGTAATTCTGGAAGTTGTTTTTGCCACATAAGTGGTTCTCCTCCAGTAATAACTAGATGTATATTTTCCCATTGTTTAGTTGGTGTAATGTCGATTAGTCGTTTTGCAACTAATGATGCTTCTTCGTAGGTTGTTAAATGCATGTATTCTTTTGCCCAAGTGGCACTAGAATCACAACCTATTGCTGGTACTGGTAAGTCATTAAATGATTTGTATTCTTTTATCTTTGGATCAATTCGATGAGGCATCCATTCTTTTTTAATCCAGTTATTTGGATCCCTGCCCTGTCCAAATCCTCTACATTCAAAGTTACAACCAAATAATCGCATAAAAACACTTGGTGTTCCTATCCATTTGCCTTCGCCTTGAATACTATAAAAAATCTCGCTGAATCGTATCATGCATTATTTCGTTAATAAGATTGTTTAATGTGATATTTCTGCTATGAGCTTGCTTTGTTAAGTATAACAGATTTATATCCGAAAGGTCAATCTCTATTTTGCTGGTGTTTGAACCAATAAGAAATTCTGAAGTATGTTGATCGTACATTATTTCGCCTTCGGATGTTATGTTATTTGCGTTAATTGTAGTCGCTTGTTCCATGCCTTCCTTTTCTTTTTTTAGTTTTGCTTTTTCCTCTTCTTCACGTTGAAGTTCAGGTAATCTTTCCTTGTACCACCAGTCTGCGGTGCTTCCCATTCTTTGTTCCTTATAAAGAATAGATAGCCCAAAGGCTGAGCGCCAGGACGCCCACCTGGGCCCCCAGACTACCTAAAATCGTTATGGATTCCTTGTCACTGAATATGCAAGTGCTCCATCGGGATAGTTTCGAATACCATTGTCATATTGCTTACGGCGTTCTATTTCTTCTCCTATTTCTTCACGAAATTTTAATTCCTGTTCACACCATTCTTTTACTTGTTTTATTTCTGTGGTGTTTAAATTTTTAATATCAATTGCCGTCATACTAAAACCCCATTGCCTTTTCTTCGGCTTTAGAATAGTAATCGTGTACTTCTGGGTCTGCTTCTACTTCTTCTTTGCCGTCTTCTTGTATTAGTATTTTATCAAGAGATCGAGTAGTTTCACACAAATCACTTTTAGCATCAAAATTGATACAGTCTTCGTCGTCCCAATCATAACAGTCAGCGGCATCATCACATGCTTCTTGCCATGTTTCCGCATCGTAGTATGTTTCTAATTCTATCGGTCCGACATCTTCTTCTTCGTCGTCATAAAGCCCTGAGGCTTCCCATATAAACCTTACTCTAACCATTGTTTTTTTCTACATGATGTTTATGCAAATATGTAAAATCTCGTTCTAATTCTGCTAGTCTTAATCTGAGATGTACTATTTGATTTTCAAGTTTTTCAACTTCGGCTTTCGTAGCCCACTTTCTATTTAGTGATGTGACTTTATCTTGGTATAATTTATGTACGTCCTCTGGCCGAGGAGTTGGTTTGCTGAAGAATCCTTTTTTCATGATGGGAACCTCACTCCTTTTTCTTCCATTGCTTCATGAATAATATCCCTTATACCTTGTAAAGTTTCGTCAACTTCTTTAAAATCATGATTATCATATTTAATCCAATCACGGCATTGTTGATCAATATCCCATGCAATTAATGCCCAGTCCATTGCTTTAGATGCAACATTAAATTGTTCTTCATCTTCAGGTAAATTAAATGTTAGTTTTGCTTTCATGATCCACCGAACCCTTTCATGCCATTTAATAATGATAGAAACTCTTGTTTAATATGTGGGAATTCTCTAAAGTCGCCTCGCATTACCGAAGTTGTCATATCACTTTCGTGTTCTTTAACACCTCTATGAGTTAAACACATATGTTCTGCTTTAACAATAAGTGCAATACTTTCTGCGCCTGTTTCTTCTTGTATAACATCTGCAATTTGAACAGTCATTTCCTCTTGTATTTGCGGTCTGCTTGCAATCCAATCTACCAGTCTATTAAACTTGCTTAATCCGATAACATTTTTTGCTGGCTTAATACCAACCCATGCATTACCAACAATTGGTTGAAAGTGATGGGCACAAGTACTTCGTATTCGTATTGGACCTGTTATATATAATTCGTCGTAATCATTAATATTTGGAAATGCAGTTATATCTGGTTTAGGTTCGTATCTACCAGCAAAGATTTCACGTACCATCATTTTTGCTACCCGCTTTGCAGTTTCTTGAGTATTATGATCGTTTTCTGTATCTATTTTTAATGCTTCTAGAACTTTTTGAAAATGTTTTTCAACATCACGTTGCATTTTATTAAGTTCTTTATCTGTTACACTGACTGTTTCGTTACATCTAGCCATTTATCCATTCCTTTATAGTGTTAAGTGTTTGCTCGTCTTCTATTGATTTTACAATTGGTGTACCATCGCCTTGTCGATGAGTGCCTTGTCGTGTTATTTTAAATTCTACATGCTTAACACCGAGGTTATTGCATATTTGTTTAACCTTAGGAATTTGGTGCCAATTATGCTCCCATACTAAAAAATCCCAATGGGCATATCCACCGGCATTACAATATGATGTTAAGTTATTCCAAATATTATCCCAACTAGTTCCATATCTGTAAATATGATTTGTGTCTTCTAATCCGTCTATAGAAAATACAATTTTTAAATGAATATTAGCAATTCGTTTATAAAACTCCGGGCTTCTAAGACTTCCGTTTGTGTTAATTTTTAAATGAAGTCTCTGACATACATATTCAATGAGCTCCTCAATATCTGGATGCATCATTGGGTCTCCTCTAGTACCACAAAATACAATAGATTTGATACCAGGAAAATATTCAATAGCATTATCAATACATTGTTTAATTTTAATAGTTGGTGTATGAATAAGTTTAAGATCTTGACGTGCTTTTCTTGTATTATTATCTGTGCGATTACACCCCGAACATCCTGCGTTACAATGTGAAGTAATTCCAAGTTCAAGTGATTGAAGAGACCTTTTTGTTGTTAGTAATTTGGATCGATTCCTTTTCCCCTTTTGGTAGTCCAAATCCATGTTTTTCAACTTCGATTTACTACAATTCCTTTTACATATCCATGAACATTTTGTTTCATCATCCCAATGTTCATAATTAAAATGTGTCGTAAATGCATCGTGATTGAATACTTCATCAAATGATTTATTTTGTAGAGAATTCCAATCTTTATCTAATACATTTAAAAATTCATCCCGGACTGCTTTTCCTCCGCTCTCAGTTTTGTTATAGGAATTGCTAACAAACGGACACGGCCATAAACGTAAGTTCTCGTCTATTTTTACTAAGTTCCGTGTCTTGCATTCTGGGCTCATATATATTATAACATCTTTCTTTACTCTTGTAAAGATATATTTCGTGCTTCAAATGGTGCATCGGATTCTTCAGAACAATATTCTTTACAAAGTGGCGAACATTTACTATTATTCCAATGTCTATCATTAAAATGTGTCGTAAATGCTTTATGTTTTAGAATCTCTTCTAATGTATATGTATTTAGAGAATTCCAATCTTTTGGGAGAGAATCAACATAATCATCTCCAGTTTTCCCTTGTCCTTCGGCATTAGCAGTATCATAATAGCAACACGGCCATGCTCTTAAATTTTCGTCGACTTGAATCTCTCCTTCGTCAATTATTTGGCACTTAATACTCAATCATTTTCTCCACTGCTTTTTTAATATCTTTACCAATTGGCGTACAATACGAATTGCCTAAGGATACTATTTTGAAACCAACTTCTTCAATACCAAGTTCTTTTGCTTCTTTTTTTACTCTTGGAATTTGGTGCCAGTTGTGAGACCAAACCAAAAAGTCCCAGTCTACCCAACCATCTGCTTTACAAAATGTAGTGAAGTTTTCCCATATTGCATCAAAGTCTAAACCTATTCTATACATGTGATTAGTATCTTTAAACCCATCTATTGAAAATATAATGTTACAATTAGGTCCGTGCTTTTCTGCTATACGTTTATAAAAATCAGGATTACGAAGACTGCCGTTGGTGTTTATACCAACTTTTCGGTGAGAACAAACTGCATCTATTAGATACTCAATATCTGGATGCATCATTGGGTCGCCACGTTCGCCACAAAATCTAATGTACTCAACGCCAGGAAAGTAATCGTTTTTTTCAAATACTTTTACTAACTTCCTGGCATTAATATGAGTTGGCGTTAACCACGGCCATGCTTGTTGAACATCTTCATCTGTGCGAGGACAACTAGGACAGGCGGCATTGCAATATGTTGTTATACCAAAATCTATCCATTTTTTTTGTTTGTTCCAATCAACCATGTTAATATTTAGGTACACTTACATTATTTCTGTACCTATTTCCGCCTCTCCAATATGGCGAACTGCTTGGCTTAGCAAACTTTGGAAGTTCAAGTACATCAACAGTTCTATCGATAGTTTTGTTTTGATAATCGCTTACTTTACCAACCCATTTGGGCGGAATATCATAACTTAGTAAATTCTCAAGTTTACTTGTTGCATCGTCTAGACTCCATGGTATATACATTTGTTCTGCATTATTTGCAAATACTTCTGGAAAAGATCTATAAGCAGGAAACAATGTCATTGCTCCGAGTGTATCTGCTTCACTAACTGTATTGCTTACCCAATCTTGTAATGCACAATTAAATAGTACTTTTGAATTTGCTAATATATCGTAATACTCGTCTTTTTTAAGATTGTCGTATATTTTTATTATACCAACTTTTTCTAATTCTTTAGCACGTTGTAAAAGTTTTGGATCATTACTACGTAATGGACCTCCACAACAAATTGCAAACTCGGGTAATTCTGGTGGCTCCGCTTCTTCACTGTATAAGCCTTTTTCAGTAGACCATCTTTCTGCTAAGTCCATATAAAAATTTGGTTGTTTCTCTTGGTCCCAGCGAGCCGCAAATACTATTCTATTTGCTCTTTCACGCATAAAATAAGGACGAGCACCTGTTCGTAAACTTACTTCTTCTTTACCGTATGGTAAGCCAGTTACAAATGTTTCTGTTCTCCATCCTGCTATTTTAATATGTGCAACCATTTCTTCGCTTGCACAAAGAACACCATCGACAAATTCACTAACCATTTGTTCATACTTGCTCATCCAATCATACATACCCCAAACATGTACAAAATCATCAGGATCAATTGTTTGTGCAAGACATCTTACATAAACTCTTGGTCTTAATTCGTTGGGAATTTGATTCATGATGTATGGTAATGATTCAATTCCGGGTTGGAACATATCTTCAAAAAATATTACACTATCATTGTCGACCTGACCTTCTCGCATCATTTTAACCAAACTCATCATTTGGCTCATAGCAAAGTATGAACGCCCGTGGGCGTCTAATACTTGTCCTGTTACTATTGCTTTGGAATTATCTAGTGTTTCACCGGGAACAATTACGTATTCAAGACTACGTTTTTTAAATACTCGTTCGTTCCAGTCTTGGAGTTGTAGGGTATACCTACCTTCATAGGGCTCGAGACCCATGTAAAATAATTTATTCATAATGCCTTTATTTGCCTTGTACCTTGGTTGGAGAAACCTCATTGTATTCGACCCGACAGCCGTTTTCTCCATCCTCTGATACTTCAATTACTAAGTTGCGACCTGGATACTTATTTTTAATATATGCGGCCAAGTCATCTGACATCATTTCGCATGATTTATAATCGAGTTGTATAGTTCCTTCTGAATATAGTGATTCTAGTTCACGTTTAAACAAAATAAACTCTACTTCTCTATCGTCATGCCAAACCTGTAACTCTACTCTAAAATGAAATATATGTCTGTGTTCGTTTGCGAGAAATTCTACGCCTGGTAAATCAACAGCACCCGGATACTTGTGGATGCCTTCTTTACGAAATGTTACCCATATGTATCGTTTGTCCATATAATACATTACTTTTTTTCAAGATCGATGTCAAAGTGTTTTGCAAAACCTTGTGCAATTTGATATATTTCCCATAATTTCCAATCCAGTGCTTCGATTGTTTTCATGAGTTTTTGTTTTTCGTTTATAGTCAGGGCACCTTCTGATAAATCATCTATACCTTCATCAGTTTCTGGATCATCGATTAATCTAATTTTTTTAGCCATATTTCCTTTTAGTTGTTAAGTGGTTTATCATTGGCAAACTGATCCCATGTAGTTAGGTTATCAGTAGTTAGAACGTCTTTCAAATCAAAGCACCAAATGCCTTTATTTGTTTGACGGTTTATAGACATGTCGTCTATTTTTATATTGAAGTTCTTATTCTCTGTATTTATATTTGGTATTGGAATGCTTAATTGTGGAATAAAAAGTTCATGTATCCACAATTCTTTCATTTCTTGTTTTAAGTAATTAATATCCAATTCATAAAAATTTATTGATACTGCTAAGTTGTTATCAATACATGCTTTAGTCATATTATACCATCCAGTCATTAAATGGCTGTATGAATGATTAGCACCTAAATATATATGCATTGCTTTATGACTTAATGCAGTATTAACAATTTCGCTTGGATCTTGTACTCCAATAACAAATAATGTTTTAAGTCCTTTTGCTTTAGTATTTTCTATTTCAATGCCAGTAAAGAATTTTGGTTCAGTTTCCGGCCAGTCGTGTGTAAGTCTAGTCATATATTATTATAACACAGATTTCCAATAATAGTCAAGTGTTTTTTTGTTTTTTTATTATGTTGAAATTTCTAAAGCAATAATGGTTTGTTCTAAACTTAAATATATGTTTAGGCATAGGTTCTACTTCAAGCCAATTTGCAAAATTAGTAAATTCCTTATAATTGCTTTTAAGTATTATCTCATTATAATTAAAATCAAATAAGTCTATATTATTGCTAGGTTGAGTGTTGGCGCCTATATATTCGCGGTGAATAGTCTCATGTTCACGAGGTCCATTTTTAACAGTATCTAATTGTTGACAGTATACCATGGTTTCGTCATCTTCTGTAAACACCCTAATAACCTTATTACTTGGTCCAAGTTGACTTTGATTTAATTCCTTAACCGAAACATGACATTGTTGTATTGAAAATAAAGATGGATCAAGCCATTCTTGCAATTTAAGTCCTTTAAATATGTAATCATTGTTTTTGACATTTTTATTTATTAACTCGGTTAAATTTGATTCTGGCGAAGTATTATCTTCAAAAGCACATTGTATGCCAACGTATCCATTAAACTTATCTATTAAAATGGTTTCCCACCCTGATTGATTGTTACAACTATTAAAATAAAAAGATGCTAATGAAATTATAAAATGAGCACCACAACCACCTTGTTGGGTTAATATCACAACCTTATTATGTTCTTTGGGATAGGACGTCATTAATACCCGTTACAAATTTTTTCGCGGCACGTTGATATCTTGGTTTATCGTGTGTACGTAATATTGAAAAAAATGTTGGATTCTGCTTATCACCTTTTGCTAAGTGATCACGTATTTGAGTAGTTAGATCTTTGTTTTCTTTGTAATCATTTATAAACTCACCAATTTCAGATTGTATTGTTGGATCATATTCGTTTGGACTTAGGTAATAATTTTTCTTGCCTGCATGATATCCTGGTAATGCTTTATTTTGTCCTGTTGAAACCGGATCACCTACTCCGACTGTTTGTCTAGTTTTATCAAGTCGTCTTGCAGATTTTCTTTCATACCTATCTTTTTTAGAATAAACTAAACCTATTGATTTATCTTGTACAAAATGCATTAGTTCGTGACCCAAATCATATTTCATAAGTGTCATCATGCCCGCAATATCATCCTTAATATCTTCTATATTATCTTCTTCATCTGGATCTTCTAAAGGAGTGTCAAATGTGTATTGTGGCAAGTATGCATTTATTGATGCCCATTCCGGATCGTATTCCATTTTTACTGCCGCTTTGGGAAGCTCTTTGGTAACGATAAAAAGTAGTTGATCAAAGTCGGGTTCTGGTTCTGGATACCCATCTGGCCAATCAACTATAATCTCTTCGAATGAGGCTTTACTTGAAGCACCTTTGTTTATTATTTTACTATCTTTTACAAACGGCACACCATACTTTTTCATCATTGCTTTGGCCGCTCTTTTATGTTGCGGATACTCGGCATGAGCATGAAAGTAATAACTTAATATGTATTTTGTCATTACCTTATCAAATTTCTCATATACTGATGGCGGATATTTAATAAGTTTTTCTAGTAATAAATCATTCAATTGCATAGTTATATTTATTTGGTATCCCTTGTCTAGCATGAATGTAAGGAATATAACTAAGTTGCGAAGTTATATACATCATAGATGTTATAATAATTATGTAATAGAATAAACACTCTTTCATTTTGTTTGTTCCTTTTGAAATTCTGCTAGTATAACGAGAAGACGTTCATATTGTTTTGGTGTTAGTTTTCTTAACTTTTCAATACTTGCTCCATCGAATCCCATCTTGTACATTTCACTATGACCTATTGCTTTCATACTGTTTGTTCTAGTTCTTCAAGTTGATCATCATGCTCGTCAAATGCTTCGCTATCATTATCAGTACCAGCATCTTCTGTATCAAATAAATTTGTAAATGTTGTTGCTGAACTTTTACGTAATCTACCCTTACTAAATTCAGATAAGAACGGAGTTGCTTTTTCAATTACATCCATTGGTGTTTGACTACGAAATACTTCTTTAGCAAGTTCTACAAAGTATATTACATTACGTGGAACCCAAGTGTCATACTCGTCCTGTCCTTTTTTAACTTTAGACCATTGTGTAACTGGCGGTTGGTGTAATGAGCATGCCATATCCGCTAATGCATTTGCTCGTTGTACACTTTCAATATGTTGATACACGTTGTGTCCCATTTGTAAAAAATACGAAAAAGAGTCCCAACTTGATTTACCCTCTTTACCTAGTTTATTTAAATCTCCAGGTTTATACCAGCAAACATCGCCCATTGTCATACGTTCTGCTATTGGACTATTCCAAGGTAATGGAATTTTACTACCACTTAATCGCTTATCGTCAATCATTTTATCCATAATATAACTATTACGATCATTTCTATGTACATGTTGTGTGTACATTTGTCCATGTGCGGTTGCAATAAACGGACTTGCACAATCATATGTAACAGTAAAATCTTCGTTAATAGTACTTCTTATTTCACGTTGTAGTGCAGTAAGAGCAACACCAAATTCTAACTTGGATGAACCTAAAAAGTGCATTAAATCACGTTCGCCCTTTTCAAGTAATTTTTCGTCACGTAAATTAATAAGCCTGCGTAATATCAATTTAAAGTCTTGCATGTTATTACCGCCCATTCCCCAACCTTCAAATGGAAGATTTTTAACTTCGTTATACCAAATATCTGCTTCTACATTATCGGAGCCTTGTAAAACATTTAAAAATTTTGTTTGATGTTTTCGATGCTTCATGAAGAAAGCATTATTATATATTGTGCCGTCTAAACAATCTCGAAAACTATTCAATCCTGTTCTAGCATTTAATGGAGGCCTGGCGGCCCAAGTAGGTATGTCTAGTATCATTGAATAATCGGCAGTATGTTCTAACCAATTAAGTAGTTTGGTTCTAACTGTATCAGCACTACCTTCATAAAATTTATCCCAATCAAATTTAATAATACCTTTGGCAATTTGAAAGCCACCGCTATCGCCTATTATAAGTGTATTATTTCGATCACGTTTTTGTACCATACTTTCACTAATATCGCTTTTTGCAATATCTAGTTGAGCATGTCCTGCTGAATATAAAGCCCATTTATACTTAAAGTATCCTTTATCAGCATTTAAAAAATTCATACCTTCAATACCATTTTCAAACTCTACTGGTATTCTATCCTTAGGTACATATTCTTCGTGTTGTTGTTTGGATATAAATGCATTATAGAAACCACTTATGCTTGGTAAAAATACTGCATAATCGTTATTAGATTCTGTTAGGTTTTGTAAGGTCTTTGTCATGTTTTAATCTTTCTCCAACAATTCTATCATAGTAGCCTTTGTCCCAATATGAGTAATAATTTGTTTTGTTTTGTAACCATGTAGCCTTTTGATTAAGATCACTTAATGTTTGTATAAGGATCATTGCTAAACCTGGATTACCGTGTGTTAACCCAGCAATGTATCCTTCGCTATCGTCTGGATGTGATGGATACAAATATAAGTCTTGTTTGATTGCAAAGTCTTGCCATTTTTCGCAAAACTCATCTAACTGTTTTGATGTAAACTCTTTAGAATCAGTAACACATAATACAAGTTTTTTATGTGGTGGATAATTTTTAATGTAGCCTTCAGCAACTACGAGCGTATTTTTGCCATGTTTTACAAACTCAACCTCGCCCTTATCTAAGCCTATCCGAGCAAAAGGACACATCGGCATGCCCCCCATCTCGGGATTTGATTTAGTAACATGCTCTACTAATTCATCTAATTTTTTATCAATATTTTTCATTTACTCATCGCCGGTAATATATAGTCGTAGTTTGCTAAACCACTATCGATAGTAATTTGCAATGCACCTTTGTCGCTAAGTTTCATTACACAATTACCACTCATACCAAGTTTAAGAATACCTATAACTTGATTTAATGGCCATGACCAAGTTTGTGTAAGTGTACCTTCAACATTATTTGCAAAGATACGTTTACCAAAATGTCCACTACCATCAGCAGTACCTAATGTAAATACTAAATTTTTATTATCAGTACTTGCACTAAATGTCGGTTCTACTGTTCCGTAAATAGTTGCAACTTGAGCAAGCTCACTTACTTTTGGTTTTGTTGGTGTTACTGTTACATCCCAAGAAGCACCTTTAAACTTGACTGTTCGAAGTTGTTGATTTACAATTTCTTTGCTCATAAATCTATACTGATCTGTATTACCATATTGGTCTTCGAAAGTTAAACTCTCTGGAACTTCTTCACCATTCATATTACGAGTTTTTACTTGTATATCGGTGTCTGCTTCTTGATAATTATTTAGGCCTAATACGCCATTTAAAAACGTTAAGTTACCTAATCCAAATTCACCATTGAATTCACTTATGTTACTGTGAGTTGTTGCGTTTAAGATCACAGTTCTATCAGGATCCATTGCTTCAATTATAGTTGCTTTATCGTCTGAAGTGACTTTTGCAGATTCAATGAAACCAAGTCCTGCTGTATGCTTTACTATATCCAGAATTATATCTTTCATATTTGCCTTTATTAGAATGTTTACTTAAACATTATAACATGTTATGATGCTAAATGTCAAGTGTTTTAACAGAATAATCTATTCTGTTGAAGTCGTATGGACGACCTCGTGGGTTACTTAAAAAGTGTATACCATGCTCTTTTTCTTCCATAACATCATGCGAATGTCCGCTAATCCAATACTTAATTTTACTTGAGTATTTTTTTGCTATTGGCATAAATTTAGCATTACCATATAAACCATTTCTTACCTTTGGTCCGGGGTAATGAGTTGTACACATGGTTGGGTGTGCTACGACATGAGTAACAACTATTATTTTTTTCACTTTATCGTAAATGTTTTTGATTTGTTGTTCTAATTCGATTGCATCTTTTTTTGCAAGATATGTAAAAAAATGGCGAAGTATTTCTGTATCAATTTTAAACCCTTCTCGTAGTTTCCAATCCTCTAAACATTCTTCCGGGTCAGTTCCATCAAATGTATAATCCCACCAGCCATTACAACCAACAATACCAACATCACCTATTATGTTTTCTTGCATTGGAATATAATGTACATTTTCTAATACACCTATACAATCTATTAAATCTTCTTTTACTGCTTCTACATTTAATCTGTTTGGTTGAAACTCGTGATTACCATCAACAAAATACACATCTTTATATATGTTACCTAAACGTATAAGGCTTGTATATACATCATTCTCGTCGCCGGTTTCAATATAATCTGAAATGTCGCCGGCAATTAAAATATAATCACTTTTTCGTGTAGTAGTCCAGTTCCATCTTTGCTCGGGTTGCCAAGTATCTACATGTAAATCGGATACAAAGTCTATCTTCATATTGTTAAAATTTTGATATAAACCGTGATATTGGTTGTACAAATGGAAGTAATGCCACTGCCATTACTGTATTAACTCCTGTATGTATAAGAGCTACCTGTCGTGTAATGCCCGTAGGCATTCCATCACTAACTAATATCCCTGCGATCCATACTGTACCTGTTGTGCCTACGTTTGCTCCTAGTATTGCGGCTACTGCTGAGGGCAACGGCAATGTTCCTGAAGCGACAAGTCCTATAACTGCTGTTGTTGTAAGGGATGATGATTGCCAAAGAAGTGTACAAACAATAGATCCAACAAACATATAATAAGGGTTCCCTAAAAACCATTCAAGTTGTTCTAAGCGACCCATTGACTTCATTCCACCTGAGAACAGTTTTAATCCTATGTAAAATACTACCAAACCGATGAGGGTTTGCATAACAGGATTATTAAATTCCATAAAATTTTTACTCCATTTCTTATATTTCCACGAATCGTAGAGCTTTCTATGTTCCTTCTTCATCCAGGTATTTATGTACCTACGATCAATAAAGCAACTATCCAGCCTGCCATTCCGTATCGCATATCAGACCATGACCATTTATGGGGTGGGTTTTTGGAATCCCAAAATTCTTTTGCCACTGTAATAACTAAGCCTGATATAAGCAATGGTTTCCACCATACTGCTAATGTGGTAACACTAAATGCCCAAAAGAAATGTAATTGTTGTTCTTGGTATTTGTATAGTAATTGATCTAACTTATCTAAAAATTTTTTCAATAATAGCCTTTTCCGGGGATAATATGTCTAACGCCTCCTCTGGGATTTTCCATGTCCCCTTCATATCTTGGTATTAAATGCATATGCATGTGGAAAATTGTTTGTCCAGCATATGCACCAATATTTATACCAACATTCCATCCGTCGCATTCTACTGTTTCTTTATACTCATTTGCTAACATATGCATAAATTCTAAATCGTATTTGGTTAAATCAAACCAACTTTCTACGTGCTTGTCAGGTATAATTAATGCATGTCCTGGAGATACAGGATACTGATCTTTTATTAAAAAGCAGGTTTGAAATTCCTTTTCAAATCCTCGTATAATTCTATCTTCGGGTAGGTTACAAAATAAACAATCGTTCATGTGTTATCCTCTACAAATAGTTTAAAAATCTCATATTCACTCTGCATTTTAGGATTAAATTCTATATTTAAAGTGTCACATAACTCTTCAAAATTTATATTCATCATATCTACAATTATACAAGTATTATGATTTATAAAATGATTATTGTAAAGTTCAGCGTTTGATGGTTGATGCATCAGTACTTGGTTATGCACTTCGTTTCTATATTCATTATATCTATCAAGAGGAAGCAATTCCTTCCACGATCCGTGATATAGTGCTTGTAACTGCCAAAAATATAATACTCCTTGTTCTTTAAGTAATTCGTCAGCTCTGTTAAGATGTCTGGTAAGCATTTCATCTTTATATTCCGTATCTTTAAAATGATGATCATTACAATGGAACCACATGCTTTCACGAATCTGACTTGCATTAAACTCTCTTTTAAAATAAACATTTAACCAGAGATCAGTCATTAAGTCAGCATCTTCCATATATGTGTATATTTTAGTTAAACCATCACAAATCCATTCAGTTTTATGCTCCCATTGACCGTAGGCATTACCTACTACACCGAAATTATATTTTGTAAAACTTTTAACATGAGCAGTTAATTCATCTACATTGCGTTTTTCGTCCTCTTGAATACAAATCAAATCATGTAAAAAATCACCATTGGATTTATCAGATACATTAGGATGATGATTGTCCCATGGATCTGCATTGGTAGAATCATATAAACAAAAATTAGAATCAATTGTGTTACTTTGTTGAAGTATCCATGCTAGAATACTTGCTATAAATTGATTATTATAGATATAAATTAAGTTTTTCATTTACTATGGCTTGTCCTTTTTCATTTAAATGATTAGGTGATGTTCTACTATGAGTTGGATAATCTAATTGTGCGGGATGAAATTTATTAACATCTGGGTGTTTCATTATTTCACGTGGAAAATCGTTTCCTGCGTGTAAAAAATATTTATGGTCAACAAATTCTAATAATCGCGTTGCATCCATTACTAACAAATAAGAAAAAAACTTTTGAAAGTAGGGTGAAAAATATTTCTTACGATAATCTTGCTCGTTTTTTGATAAAGGTACAATGGCTGGATGACCGTCTTTCCAAAATGCATTAAACCTATTAGTGTTTGTCCAAAAGACTAAAATATAATTACAGTTATATCTGAGTGCCATTTTAATTTGCATGTAAATGTCATAATTACTAGCACCACCACGTGAAAAATTATCAAGTGATGCTTGTCCAGTAAATCTATTACACCACAAATCTTCGTTTGTCATTGTTGATTCTTTATACTTTGCTTCGTTTTTATTCGTACCTTCATACCTATCAAAATCTGTTGCATACGAGCAACCACAAATTGCTAATTTACATCCACTGGGCACTTTTGTATACATTATGCTACCTCGAATAAACTTTCAAATGTTGTATTTTGTTGAGTTGCTTTTAGATCCCAATCCATAACACTAAGTAAGTTACCAATCTTATTATCAATAATAGTTTCTTCCATTGCTCTGTGATCAAATGGCAAATCTTTAAACCATTGTGGTAAATGCAACTCGTCAATTGGAAGTGCAACTGATCGCATCTTCATTGGATTGTCTTTGAGTTTACATACAATAGTTTTCATGCCATCTATAACTTCCATACTAAATTTATCACTGTATGCTTTACGCAATATGTTCCAATTAATACCAGCCATAACATGCCCAACTCCACATCTACCTGTCTTATTATACTCTTTGGTATAATGTGTTATTCTATTAACACGCTTTGGTGTACCTTTTTCCCAACCAGGACGTTCCTTAAATTTTTCTCTAAACTCAGTTATCGTTTGCAATATTTCGTCTTCTTGTGTACCTTTTAATACAGATAATAATATATTTTCTAAAAACCTTTGCATAAACTCTGGTGTATCACTACGTTTAAGATCAAGTCCCATTGCTTTGAGTTTGCCATCACTATCAATATCTTTGCGATTGCCTTCTTCGTCGTATACTAAAATACCATATCGTTTTTTAGTAATAAACAATCCACGTTCTCCACATAACTCTCTACCTGCTTTAATAATAGCACCATTATCTCTTGTTGTATGAAATGCTTTGTTCATGAACTCAGGAAACGTATCATTAACTTGCTCACATATTGCATCATATACTTCGACTACTGTTTCTTTATTCCATTCAAGTTTACCATTATCTATATCTTCTTTCCATGGAATTGTTGCTGAAAAATAACAACTATCAGTATCACCATATATAATACCGTCACCTACATGATCATATTTGCCGGCAATAAATTCATTTACTTTACCAGCCATATGTTTAACAATGCTTCTACCGCAAAGTGTAGTACTTTGTCCTATTCTCATATCAAAAAATCTTGAACCCGGATTTAACAAAGCACCATACAAACTATTTAAGTTAATTTTCTTTACAAGTTGTCTCTTATCCCAAAATTCTATTTGTTCTTTGTTTTTGCTATCAATTGACTCTTTAAGTTTTACCTGCATTTGTTTACGTTCTGCATACCAACGTTCTAACAATCCTGGTATAATACCTTTTTCATCATATCTAAATATTACGCCATTTGCAGTTATACACCATGGTTTTCCACTATTAAAAACAAGTTCGTATACTTCAGCACCAGTTAATTTCATCCTATCGCCATTAACAAAAACAACATCTACTTCGTGTTCTTTGTCTTGCGCCATTACATATTCATATTCTAATGTTGAAAACCGTGGTAACCAAGCATCAGCAAAACTCATTTTCTTTTCGTCACGCCCATCAACACGACCTTCAATGTAGTTTTTTGTATAGTCTGGATCAATATGTGCAACAATAGTTTCTGGACTCATGTTTAATGCACGAATTGCAGACGGATACAGACTGTTAATGTCCATTGAACCAATCCAATCCCATAAGCCTGGTTTTGGATATGCTACATACGCACCTGCGGCTGTTGTTGCTTCTCCGTGATCTTTCTTATCTGGAACTTGAACACCTAATGCATGTGATTCATTAATAATTGCTTGATCACTAACTGCAACTGCACCTAACGTTGTTTTTAACAATACAGTATTAGCATGGGCAAGTACATTATGTAAATCTATATAGCGAAGTTTTTTATCTATTTTAACAAGCATTTCTGTATCTTGCCTGTTATAAGCAATAAACTTTTCAAAATCATTATTATATAATTGATCAAGTGTGCCTTCGTAAGGAACTTTATTTTCGCCAATTTCAACTTCGCCAATAAAGTCTAATCTATAAGAATGATGTTCGTGGAATGTATTTTTTCTGTACAACTGTAAGTAATCTAAATGTACCCGTCCTATTAAATCATATGTTTCTTGTAGTCGCCCATAATTTTCATATTCACGTTTAATTGGATATTTTTGCCACAAACAAAATTCTCGTGTACGTTCTTTACCTAATAACATTGTTACCCGATTAACTATATACGGAATATCATAACCTTCTGAGTTCCATCCGCTTAGTATATCAGCATCTTCTATTAATGCAATAAAATGATTTAACATTTCTTCTTCGCTACTGCAAAGAATTGTATCGTCAAATCTACTACAAATTTCTTCTGCTTGTGTTTTATTAAGTGTTTTGGGAGCAAGACAAAGTGTTACTAACTTGTCTATCCAATCAAGGCCTAATGTAATTGCAGTTATTTTAGCAAACGGATTAGACGGATCTGCATATCCTCTTGCACTATCAAAATCAACTTCGATATCAAAAAAACATGTATTAAGTTTTGCAGTCCTCCCGTCAATATAATTTTCACTTAAACATTGAAAAATAGGATTAATGTCGCTTTCAAATAACGTCTTGTTACTTAAAAGTTTACGTTCTTTCCTAAATGCTTTTGTGCTATTACATTGAACACGTTGCAACGGGTCGCCGTAAATGCTTTTAAATTTACCTCTAGGATCTGTATAATAGAAAGTATATTTTGCAGGGTAGGTTTTATATTCTCTTTTGACTTTTGTTCGTTCTACTACTTCAATACAATCTCTGTCTCTATCAAAAAATGCGTCAATATAGCTCATAGTTTTTCATGCATAACATATTTGTCTAATAAGTTTACTATATTTTCCTTGGGTTGTAAACCTAAAAATGCTAATATGCCGTGTAACGTTTCTTTCTTCATTACTTCACCAAGTGGTGTTTCAGGGCATCTATATAAATCATTATAAAAAACATTGTATATTTCCCACCAGTTTTCGTTAAATGACGGTGCTACAATATCTGTAAAATTTAAACCTAAGTACTCCAGATAACCACCAGGATAGTTAAAGTTTTTATCTAGTATTTCGTCTAGTTCATTTTTATTAGAATTAACATCAACTTCCCAACGTGTCAATTTGTTGTAATCAATTTTATCACCAACTCTAATTTTATTATTATAATTTTTGATTAGTGAGTTAATATTACCTATGTTTAAATCGGATGGTGTTTTAGGAAGTATTTTAATAATTTTAGCATTTTCAAAATATCTTAATGTTTGTGTTATATCCAAATGCAATGCAGTTAAGTACACTTCGTACCCATCTTCTTTTGCTCTATTTGCGTAAGTTGTTATTTCTTGTGCATGTTGTTTAGGATTTTCTAATTGCCAAAAATGATCCTGTTCTACTGCTTGTAATTCTATAGTATCAAAATCACTAATACATTTTCCACCATCGCCGAATTCAAGTTGCTTATCATTGTATAGATGATTATATATAAGTGTTGATAAAAAATCACCTCCCATGCCAACTGGTGCTTGTACAAATATAGTTGGAGTTTTAATTACATACTTTTCAAATAGCCATGGGTTAGTTTCCATATCAACTTCTGAACCCATTATTATTAAAAAGTCTTCAAATGTATTATCAAGTTGATGTACAAACAATTCAGGTGTAAACCAATGGTTTGCTGTCCACGGTTTATCTAAAAAATATCGGCCTCTTAAAAAATGATATAGTATTGCTTGAAAATACCTATCTAAATCATTGAGGGACTCAGGAATATCAACGCCTAGTCCCTTCATATAATTTGTAGTATTTTTGATAATACTGGTGGTGTCAATCATGCAGTTCTTCCGACTTGAATAAGAATATCTTCAAGTTCTTCCATGTCGTCTTTAGTCTTTTGTAATTCTGCTTTGTGTGCAACACGAATTGCTTTATTAAGTGTTCCGGGTTTCATGTCGAGTTCTTGTGCTACGGCTTTTACTGTATCGCCTAGCCCTTCACGTAAATCTTTAATTTCTTGAGATACTTGTACACCTTCGTTAATAACTTGCTTTAATTTAGCAAGATCAGTTTGTCCGAATGCTCTTGTCATAGTTCCTTTTGGAGTTTTTGCTCGCAGAATGCAAAGCAATATATAGTATAACATGTTAAGATTAACATGTCAAGTCTATTATATAGCAAATCCTGGCTTATAAACAGTACGTTTATTAATTCGTAAGGCTGTTAAAATCTTACGCCGATTAGTACCATCTCGTTTATAACTACAATGTACCCATCCGCTATGTGGATCGCCTTTCTTATAGAATTCTAATATAATTTGGTCCCAGTCTAAGTTTTTAGTAATCCATTTTGCTAAGTCGGGATTAGAAACTGAAAAACATTCTAAATCAACTGCTTCGCCATTACAATGCTGACTTCTTGCTGATCCACCTACTGCTTTATTAAGTGCTGGTGATCGATATCCACTATTGACTGTAACTACACCAAACTGTTCTCTAACTGGTTGTAAAATTTTATGAGTAACAACTGTCAAATTAATCAAATGTTCGGTACTAGGCCCGTTGTCAATATCTAACCTATCTGCCGTTGAACTTGCAGTTAACTCTTTTAGATTGAAATTTTTTGATATTTTAATTTTTTCACTCATGTTGGTATTTTAATTCCTGCTATGTTAAGTAAAGATCTGCCCATTGTAATTGCTTCATCAACTACATAATCAACATTCTCTTTAGGTATTCCAAATTCATTACATGCATATTCAAGTAACTTATCCCATTCTTCGTCAGTTAAATCTATAACTTCTGGTAATACGTCATCTATATTATCTATTGCTGGAGCCAATTTTTTTATTGGTTCAACAAAGTTTTTAGCATCCCATAAATCAATATCGCCATCTTCTAAACTTACTTGAACTGCTTTTATAAGCGAAAAAACAAATGCTAATAATTCTTTTACTTCTTTAATGCCACGTTCGTCTGCCATGTTACTCCTATTTGTTAAGTTGCTTTATTTTAGGCATTGCCCTAGATCCAAACCAAAAACTAATGATAGCGGCAAATAATGCTTCTGTTTGATCGTCCCATATTACTGCAATGGTTGCATTTAAATCACTACCATTTTTTATTGCTTGGTATACTAAAGTAATTTTAACACCAATAAATGTTAAAAAGAATACATAAGTTATAAACGGTCTTACGAATGCTCGTAATGAATTTATAAATCCTTTTTGATTTCCAAGAGCTGTATCATGTGCTAAAAGCATCTTTTGCTCTTCAAAATCTTTTTTCGCGGCAAATGTTTGAAGATCTAATTCAACTCCCTGCTTTTTTGCTTCGAGTTGGAGTTTAAGTTCTTCTGTTTTTTGTTTAGTTTCTTCTTTGCCTTTAAAATAATCTATTACGCTTGGGACTGCCGATCCGGCAAAGCCTAATAAACTTCCTAATACTGTAAGCATATTAACCTCTTTAATTTTCTGTTAATACAGATTTTTAAACTGTGTATTTTTTGCCATTCCAGACAAAATATTTAAGTGTCTTACCATTTTTTAACTTCATGGTTTTTAAATTAGCAGAATCTGCTTTTGCTTCAGCATGTGCTTGTTTAAATGTTCTTTGAACTAAGCCTACCTTCATCATTAACTTTTGTTCTGCTTTTGAATATTTACTATATTTTTTTCTTTTGGCTTTTATTTGTGCAAATAATTTTTCTTCGTCGTTATTAAGCCTTGTTTTGCCTTTTCCTTTTCCTACTGCAACAATCAATCCATTATCACCAATAAGTGGTTTTGCAACATTTTTATTTTTAGATGATTCAATAGAGCCCAATGCTTGTGATATTGCACTACTTACTTTTTTACCTGATTGTTTTGCTTTTATATTAGCCCCATTCTTTGTTGTAGTAGGTGGAACATTTACTAATGAAATATTCCTAGCCATAGCATTATGTTTTGCAATATCTTTTTTTGTTAGCACAGGCTTTTTAATTTTTGGTTTTTTATAATCTGCTTTTGCTTGAGCAACGGTATCAGGTTTAAAATCTTTTATAT